GCGGGAAATTGAACAGCATCCAGGCAAGGCGCATTGGATTGCAACGAATTGGGTTGAAGATGAAGACGTGTTACAAGAGCGATCTAAGCTTATTGCAGAGCGCGGCCCGATTGCAAAAGTGCCCACAAAAGAAGAATTCGCTGCTGAGATTTATCTGAAGGCAACGAAGATTAAAGACGGCACTAAAGAACAATTGCAGTATTACGAAACATTCGCAAAGATTATGAGTTATCTTGATACAAGCGTTAAGGTCAAAGGTGACGCTGAAAATCCAATTAAACATGAACATACTGCTAGATGGTTGAGCGACGATGAACTTGCACGTATCGCCACAAATGGCAGCAAATGAGTTGTTGCGCAGACGCGCAGCACGCTCTTCGCTTATCGGTTACGCAAAATATATTGAAGTTCCAGGCGCTCCAATCGATGAAACCGACGAAGACGCAGAAGACTTTTTGCCTGTTGAGACGACGCTTGCGGCGCATCATGAATTGATCCTTGCGGCGGCAGATCGTTGCATATCGAGACCGTACGGTCGTACAATGTTGTTTCTTCCGCCCGGTTCAGCCAAGAGCACTTACGGTTCTATTGTTGTGCCTAGTTACGCTATGGGCAAAAAACCTAACTACCGCGTTATCGCAGCTAGCTACGGTTCTGATCTTGCGCGCAAAATGGGCAGACGTACACGTTCGATTGTCAAGCAACGCGCGTATCAAACGTTGTTCAATACGTCGCTTGCGTCCGACAGTAGCGCCGCCGATGAATGGGCATTGACGAACGGTAGTGAATACATGTCAGGCGGTATTTTGTCCGGCATGACCGGCAACCGTGCGCATTTCCTCGTCATTGATGATCCGATCAAGGGTAGACAGCAAGCCGATAGCGAGCAGACACGCAAAACAACGTACGACGCTTACGAAGACGACTTGAAGACGCGCCTTGTTCCAGGCGGTTCGATCATGCTTATTCAAACCCGCTGGCATGAGATGGACATTGCGGGGCAGATACTGCCGGAGAATTATAACGGCGAAAGCGGTGTTATTGCTTGTCGCGATGGTATGGATTGGGAAGTCATTTGTATTCCGGCTCGCGCCGAACGTCATGATGATCCATTAGGGCGCAAAGTTGGTGAATACCTCTGGACAGAATGGTTTGATGCGAAGCATTGGGCACAATTTGAACGCAATCCGCGCACATGGGCGGCGCTTTACCAGCAGCGCCCCGCACCTGACGAAGGTGATTATTTCAAGCGCGAATGGATCAAGATTATTGATGAATTACCGCCACTCAAGACATTGAACGTTTACGGCGGTTCGGATTACGCAGTTACGGCAGACGGCGGCGACTACACAGTTCATGCTGTTGTGGGTATTGGATACGACGATAAGCTCTATCTGCTTGATCTATGGCGCAAGCAATCTGCGTCGGATGAGTGGATAGAGGCGTTCTGCGATCTAGTCATCAAGTGGAAGCCCATCGGATGGGCGGAAGAAACCGGGCAGATCAAGTCAGCTCTAGGACCACAAATCGACACCAGACAGCGCGCTAGGAAGGCGTATGTGCATCGGGAGGTGTTTCCCACAAGGGGAGGCAACAAAGCCGTCAGAGCGCAGTCTATACGCGGTCGCATGGCCCTGGACGGCCTCTATGTCGCGCGGTCGGCACCATTTCTTGCAGACTTCATTCGGGAATTGCTAACTTTCCCGGTCGGTGTTAATGATGACCAAGTAGACGCATTAGGTCTAATTGGTCAGCTCCTGAATAAGATGTTCGCTAAGACCGAACCGAAGCAGCCTGACCCGCAAAAGACAAACGATTATAAATATTCTGCTGCCACCGAAAATACTGGCGATTGGATGACATACTAATGGCAAGCGAAGATAGCGATTACGTTGACCATAACAAGCGCAAGCGCGAATATCTTGGTTATCTCGATACGAAACAGAACGAAATCCTTGAACAGCAGACAGCGCGCCGGTACTACCATGGTTCGCAATATACTGCTGAACAAATTCGTGTGCTGAATAGGCGTCGTCAGCCTATTGTTACCTATAACAGAGTTGGCAGAAAAATCAACGCTGTTGTTGGATTGCTTGAACGAAATAAGCAAGACCCCAAAGGCTTTCCGCGAACACCACAACACGAAGAGGGCGCAGAAGTTGCGACTGCTGTGTTGCGTTATGTGTGCGACGAACAGCATTGGCAGGCTAAAGCTCTCACAGCGGGGTTGAACAGCTCCATTGATGGTATTGGCGGGGTAGAACTTACGCTTATTAGTGGCGACGTTGGTGATACTGAAATCGGTATTGAGGAAGTTGATCCTAGCTCATTCTTCTATGATCCGCGTTCACTGAAATCTGATTTCTCTGATGCGCGTTACATGGGAACGGGTAAGTGGGCTGACGTGGATGCGACTATTGCGCTATTCCCCGATAAGAAAGAAGAAATTCTAAACTCTATCGATACCGGAGGCGAGCTTACGAGTTATCCCGACAGTGATAGACGCTGGTTTCGTGATGTTGGTGATCGCAGACAAGTGCGCGTTGTTGATCATTGGTATATGAAGGGTAACGATTGGTATTGGTGCATTTACACCGGCGCAACTATTCTTGCTGAAGGTAAAACACCATTTCTTGACGAAAAGAAGCGCGATATTTGCAAGTACGTTATGTATTCTGCGAATATTGACCAAGACGGCGATAGATACGGCTTTATCCGTAACATGAAATCATCTCAAGATGAAATCAATCAACGCCGTTCTAAGGGCTTGCATCAGCTTAATTCGCGCCGCATGATTATCCCGAAGGGTAGCGGTAACGATCTTGAAAGCGTTCGTACGGAAGCGGCTCGACCGGACGGCGTTATTGAGTTTGTGGGCGAAATTCCTCCCTCATTTGACGATGCTGCTAAAGCACAAGAGCTGCAAGGGCAACTAGCTTTCCTCGAAGACGCTAAAAACGAAATCGAGAATTACGGCTTTAATCCTGCTTTGATTGGTCAAGGCGTAGACCAGTTATCAGGTCGCGCTATTCAATTGCAACAACAAGCAGGTGTTGCGGAACTCGGTCCATACCTTGTTAATAATAAGAATTGGAAGCTTCGCGTTTATCGCGCTATTTGGTGTGCTGTTCAAGAACATTGGACAGGTGAACGCTGGGTGCGCGTTACGGATAATGACGGACTTGCACAGTTCTTTGCGGTTAACCAGTTGCAACTAGACCCCGCTACGATGCAAATGGTTATGACAAATCAACTTGGTGCGCTTGATGTTGATATTATTCTTGATGAAGGTCCGGACGTCATCAATATGCAGCAAGATGCTTACGATACGATATCCATCATGGCGCAAAAGGGCCAGCAAGTACCGCCGCAACTCGTTATCGAGCTATCGCCCTTGGCAGGTAGCGTCAAGAAAAAGGCGCTTGACATCATCGAGCAAGCACAGCAACAGGCAGCGCAGCCGAACCCGGTTGCTATCGCTGGGGCACAAGCGGAATTGGAGAAGACCCGGAGCGAGACGGCGAAAAACATGGCTTCGGCGCAAAAGCTCCTAGCCGACGCCGGTCAAGCTGGAAATAATACTGGCGAAACCGGTCCATCAGAGATTGACATCGCCACGGCTCTAGCTGATATTCGCGCTAAGAATGCTTCGGCAGAGAAGACTAAGGCAGATACGCTCGTATCGATCGCAACAGCGGACCAAATACGAACAACCACAGGTCTTGCCCCTGTAGAGATGTCTTATCAGATGGCCGAAGATCAGCTTAACCGCAAAGAGCGGCTAGTTATTCATCAAGATACGATGGCTAATAATGCTGTCTCTCATGCGCTTAAAGCAAAACAATTAAGTGACGCCAACTCAAGGGCGAATACGCAGAAATAGAGACGCCATCTTTAAGGGCGATTATTGTCAGTGCCGCCAACTATAAGGGCGAATGAGGAAATAAAATGGCCGATATTGCAGAAGACATGAATTTGTTTGACAACATTATTTCAGGTGACAAGAACGCTCCTATTGAGCCTACGGTTACTGAAGTAACGCAGCCACAAGAACCGGTTCGTGATGATAAAGGTAAGTTTGCAAAAGCAGATGAGCCCACAACTGAAGCGCCGGTAGATTCGACAACGCAGCAGCCAAATGCAGAACCTGAACGGGTACCTGTTGCGGCTGTGCAAGATGAACGCAGGAAGCGACAGGAAGCGGAACGCCGCGCCCAGGCTCTTGAGGAACAGCTTGCAACGTTGACGAAGACGACGAACGTACAACAGCCTGTAGTACAAACGCCGCAGCAACAGTCTCAGCCCGTTACGATTTGGGATGATCCGGATGCTTGGCAACATCAGCAGCTTGCGCCTATTCAGTCTTCCGTAGCTGAAGTGCGCGAAATGATGATGGAAATGCAGGCAATGCAGCGCCACGGCGCTGATGTCTTGGGGGCTGCAAAAGAAGCAGCGCAAGCATTGGCAGGAAAGCCGGAAGGTGTTGCGCTCTATCAAGAGATAATGTCTCGTGGTGGAAATCCGTTCGATAGTCTTGTGGCTTGGCATAAGCAACAGCAGGTACTTGCGCGTGTAGGGCCAGACCCTGAAGCGTTTATAGCTGCTGAACGCGAAAAGATGTTGACAGACCCGGCATTCCTTGCACAAGCGCTGGAACGGGCAAAAGCAAGTGCAGCGTCTAATGTAAATACTCGGTCGAGCGCCCCGCGTGTAAGCCTACCGTCACTTTCGAATATCCCCGCAACAGGTGGTGGAAACGCCACAGCGGAGCCAGCAAGCGACGAGGCTTTATTTAATTCAATCGCATCAGCCCGACGAAAATAATCATCGGGCTAATAACCCGGAGACCTAAGTAAATGGCACTGACAGTTAATCACCCAAATAATGAACTTATTAAATTTCGAACTGATGTTGCGCTAGACTTCCTTCGCCGTTCGCGTTTCGACCCCTATATGGGCAATGATAGCACCTCTATTATCGTCCGCATGGCCGATCTTGAGGCAGACGGTAAGGAAATTCGTATTCCGCTCGTTACGCAGCTTTCCGGCGACGGCGTTGGCGCTGGTACCCTTCGCGGTAACGAAGAGCAGATTGACAGCTACGGTATGCCTATGTGGGCAGATTGGGCACGTAATGCCGTCGCTAACAACCGCGCCGTCAATAAGGAAAGCTCTTTCTCGATCCGTTCTACGGCTCGTCAGCTTCTTCGCAATTGGGCAAAGCGCATTGTGCGTGATGACCTTACCGACGCTCTGCTTTCTATCCCCACATCGACTATCCAGGCAAATCGCTTTCAAGCACCGGGCAACCGTGTTAACGGCGTCAAGTGGTCGCTTGCCACGACTGCGCAGAAGAACGCTTGGACAACTGCGAATTATGACCGCGTTGTGTTCGGTAGCTTGATTTCCAACTATTCGACCACTTTCGCTACCGCTGTTGCCAACGTCAATAACACGACTGGTAAAATGACGGCTGCTGTTGGCTCGCTCCTGAAAGCGCAGGCAAAACAGTCCGGTGTTGATCCGAACAACCCCGGCGTTTACAACGGTCGTCCGAAGATTACGCCTTGGCAGCTCGAAGATGACGATCAAGAATGGTACGTCTGCTTCCTTGGCTCTCGCGCCTTCCGCGATCTTCAAGCGGACC